AGTGAACTTGATAACCAATGCCTGAAGCCGTAACTATCAAGGGATTACCCGAACTCGACCGCAAGCTGGACAACTTGCAGGACTTGAAAAAGCTTGTGCCTGCGTTGAAGGCCGCATCCAGCCATTTGAAAGGTAGCGTGGCACAGTACCCGCCACAATCGGACGCTAACGCGGCGCGGGGGTTCAATTCGTTCTATTCGATGAAAACCCGCAAACCTGTCAACACATGGTATCAGCGTGGTTACGGTCCTAAGTGGGTGCGTAAAGATGGAACTGTAAAAGGGCGAAAGACCTCCGAGACATTGGGGCGCAAGTGGACACGCAGGATCAACAGGAGCGATTATTCCTTCATCGTTGGCAATAACGTATCTTATGGCGAGTACGTGCAGGACAAGGGCAAGCAAGCACGATTCCACAAGCGGCGGGGCTGGAAAACCATTCAGGATGTCGTAAAAGAAGAAACGGACACGGTTGTAAGATTTGTGAAGGCTGAGGTTGATAAGATACTGGCGAAGTAGAATTATGGTATAATTCAACAATTGAATATTGAACCGCTACCGCAAACGCCACAGAGAGCGAGCTTATAGAGAAGCAAGCTAGGCACTAGCGGAGAGCGAGCCGAAAGACCAAAAAGGTAAAGGCTCGATAGCGACCAGAGCGCGGGATGCACGCGTTCTTACTGCTATCGGGTCTTTTTTGTTATCTGGGATGGGAAATTACGCAAAGACATTAGCGATGATCGAGGATATGGACGGGTGCGCCCTGTGGCGTGTCCTCAATCCTGTTGCCGAACTTCAACGCCAGGGATACCAGGACATTGATTGGGATAGCCACAAGAATCCCCTTGTATCTTATGTGTTCCACGAAGCCTGGTGGAGAGAACACGCTTACGATGCGGTGATTTTGCCCCGGAAGCATTGGAAATCTGGTGATCAATGGAAGGCGTTACGCTGGTTTGAAGCACTCCACAGCGCGGGGATTTGCGTTATTTACGAAATGGACGACGACCTGTTCAGTGACGATTTTGAGGCAAGGCTAGTTACGACCAAAGGTTATACACCCGAAAAGGCGAAGAAGCGGCGCGGGGATATCATGGAGACAATTCGCCAATGTGACGGGATGACGGTATCCAGCCAGCGATTAGCCACGATGGTCAGGAGCAAGGTCGATATTCCAATTCGTGTTGTGCCTAATTTTATTGATTTGCGCTGGTTCAAGCGGGTGCAGAAGGCAGGACATCGAGACGACAAGCTGACCGGGCTTACTATCGGATGGGCTGGTGGGGCAAGACCGGATGCGGATGTCGAAGATATGGCGAAGGCGTGGGGAATATTAGCGGAGAAATACCCGCATGTAACTTTTGTGATTATGGGCTTCTTCCCCGGAGTATTTTATGAGCATGTTCCAGAGGAGCGGATCGCACATGTTGACTGGATGCCGATCCAGACTTACCCGATTGGGATGCTGAATATTGATATCGGCTGTTGTCCCCTATCGAACACGATATTCAACAGGGCAAAGACGTATATCAAGGCAATGGAGTACGCCGCATCTGGGGCGGCTGTGGTCGCCAGTCCTACGGTTTATGGACAAATTATTGATCATGGGGTGGATGGCTATATTGCCCGGTCAACAGATGATTGGGTCGAATACCTATCCGCATTAATTGACGATTACCGGCACAGACAAGATATGTCTCATGCGCTGCTGGCGAAGGTGCGGAAGTACCACAGTTTAGAAACGCAGGCGTGGCGGTGGGTGCAAGCCTGGACCGAGTTGGTCGATGAGTACAAGCGAAAGCAAACAAAGATTTTATTACCGAGGGGAGTGAGTTTGAATGCCTACGCCGCGTGAAGGTGAGAACAAAGACGAGTGGATTAAGCGGTGTGTACCTGTGGTGATTGAAGATGGTACAGCCGAAGATGGAGATCAGGCAGTAGCAATTTGCAACAGTATTTGGGAGCGGGAAATGAAAACAAAAGAGGGAAATATACATGAGGCTGAGACTTTGATCGCCTGGGGGGGAGCGGTCAAAGCTCTCGGCGATGGCAAGATCGGCGGTTATCTGGTCAGGTTCACGACTGAAAATGAGCCGGATTTGGAAGGTGAGTATTTCACCAAAGATACTGATTTCGGTGACGCAGCAGGCGCGCCGGTGTATTACCAGCACGGGCTTGATGCCAAGATCGGGAAGCGGAAACTTGGCAAGGCCAGCCACAAGATAGATGATTTTGGTATCTGGGCAGAAGCGCAACTCAACTTGCGGGATGAGTACGAGAAGTTCATTTATGCAATGGCTGAAAAGGGCAAGATGGGCTGGTCGTCTGGTACTGCCTCCCACCTGGTAGAGCGGCGACATACTGCCAAAGCGACCTGGATCAAGTCATGGCCTTTAGGGTTAGATGACACATTGACCCCCTGGCCAGCGGAGCCAAGAAACGAAGCGATCCCGCTGAAATCATGGCAGCCGCCGGAGTTGGGGGTGACACTGGTCGAGCGGATGGAAATACTAAACGCCGAAATGAAAGTATTAAAAAGCGAATTAGGTGAGCTTGTCGATGGTATCGACAAACCACTTTCGGGGGCAAAGCACAAGGAACTGAACGAACTCCTGGAACTGTGTTCGGAGTTGAACGCTGTGCGTTCTGATATTGATGAAGTTCTCAAAGCTGAACCACACGGCAAGCGGGTCGAATCAAGACGGCTCCGCTATCAACTGGCTGAAAAGCGCAGAAGCCTTAAAGCCAAGAATATTGTTTAGGAGTAAGTGAAATGTCTGAGAAAAATTATATACAGATGAGTATTGCAGAATTGAGGGCAGAAGCTAAGAAAAACCTCGAAGATGCAGACCTCATCGAAAAGCGTTATCCCGATGGGGTCATCGAATCCCAGGAGGATGAAGATCAACTTAAATCCTTATTGTCCGAAATCGACGTGATGGAGATGGTTTTGCAAAAGAAAGAAGATGCAGAATCACGCGCCAAGCGTATTCAGGACGGGATTGATCGCTATAAAACACCTGCCCCTGGTTCTGTTCGACCTAATGCCCAGGCTGATGGACGCAAGTCCTTTAGCTCTCCCGGCACTCAGTTTATCGAAAGTCCAGAATACCGAGAGCTGAAAAGCAAAGGTATTTTCAACAGCAACCTGGCGACAGTTCGTTTTGGCGTGACCCTGGATGATGGGGCTTCCCTGATCACATGGAACAAAGAAATGAGAAGCGGGAGTCAAAAATCGTTGCTCTATGCCTCATCTGATGACGTTGGCGGCGGCTGGGTGGTTGAAGATCGCCTTCCCGGTTACGTGGACATCATGCAGCGTGAGATCGTGTTCCTCGACTTAGTTCCGAGAATACCAACTCAGAGCGATACAGTCGAATATGTGACAGAGGACACGTTCACCAACTCAGCAGCCTTCACCGCTGAGGCAACCGCAACGACCGGTACATCTGGTGTAAAGCCTGAAAGTGCGCTGGCTTACAGCGTTTCCACTTCGGCGGTGCAGACGTTAGCACACTGGATTCCAGTTACCAACCGCATGTTGGCAGATTCCCCGGCTATTCGCGGGATCATCAATGGGCGGCTGTTGCTGGGTCTTGACCTCATTCTTGAAGATCAAATCCTGGGCGGCGATGGAACCGGGGCAAACCTGACCGGCATCCTCTCCACCGCTGGGATCAACCTTCAGGGGTTGGGTACTGACAATGTGCTTGACTGTCTGTTCAAGGCACGAACTCAGGTTCGTGTGAACGGCAAAGGACGACCGAGCGCGTTTGTGCTGCACCCGAATGACTGGCAAGGTATCCGGCTGACGCGTGAGAACGCCGCAACCGCAACACTTGGCAACTACCTGATGGGTGCGCCCTCCGTGGTTGGACCGACAACCGTCTGGGGTATCCCTGCAATCGAAAGCGAAGCATTGACCGAGAACACTGGTCTGGTTGGTGACTTTGCAATGGGTTCTGCGTTGTATGACCGTGAGCAATCTGCAATTCGAGTTGGAACTATCGATGACCAGTTTGTCCGCAACATGCAGACGATCCTGGCTGAACTTCGGGCTGCCTTCGTGGTGTTCCGACCTAACATGTTCACCAAGATCACAGGGATTTAATAACTAGCTTACTGGTATAAGTCCTGTCTTTTTTGGGGGACAGGCGACTTTGTGGGACTGAGGGGTCGGCTCTTCCTCCGGCCGGCCCCTCAGGAGGGATGTTGAATGGCGTATTGTACTGACGAAGATGTAAAAGAATACCTGGACATTGCGGAATTGACCGATGACACCCTGCTCTCCGATTTGATTGATCGGGCGCAGAAGGCGATAGAGAGTCATACCCGCAGGACATTTGAGGACCCCGGCGCAGATGCGACCCGCTATTTTACGGTTGGCGAAGATACTGACGGGCTTTATCTGTACTTTGATGAGGATATCTACTCGATAACCACCGTCAAGAGTAATGCGGATAACGCTTCTCCGACCACGATAGCATCGACCGATTATGTGACCATCCCCAGAAATACCACGCCTTACTATGGGATCAAGATATTGACTTCCAGCAATGAAACCTGGGATTACACCGACGATCCTGAGAACGGGATAGAAATAACGGGGCGATGGGCGTACAGCTCGGCGGCTCCGGCAGATATAGCGCAGGCGTGTGCAAGATGGGCGGCTTATTTTTATAAGCAGAGAGATGCCCAGGTGTTCGATGTGACCGCTATTCCAGATGCGGGGGTGATCACAATCCCGCAGGGGATACCGGCTGATGTCAAGATGCTGCTTGATCCTTACGTGAAGCCACACTTATGACCACTTATTCAGAGTTCATCACCAGCGTAGTAACTACCCTGAGCGTGACGGGTGTAAATCGGCAGTACGCAAACCCGCCGACCTCGTTGAATACATCCGACTTACCCGCTTCATTCCCTGAGGGGTTCACGGTTATACAGGGACCGCTTACCGTCAAGGCACACGGCGGGAATACAGATTTCAGCATGAGTTTTGTGATCGCCTGTGAGCCTATCGAGTTGAGTACCCAGCCGACCAACTTCACATTGATAACCACGCTTGCAGATAATCTCGATAGCGCATTGAGGGGAGCGGTGGGAACGATTGCAGATGGGCGG